TAACCAAGCAGCAAATACTTGATACTTTTGATCATATTGCTTTACTGTTTCTCTTAAATCTTGATAATATTCTGCGTCTTTACCCAAATGATTACAGATTGCTAAAATATCTTCTTTTATGCCAGCTGTGATGATCCTAAAACTATACCTTTTCATAACATTTTTATTCCATTATTTAGTATACAGTTTCCTATTTCGCATCCCAAAACACAAAAACAGGGGCTGCTTTTTCAAAGCCCCTGTTTTTGTGTTTGTTGGTCTGCTCCAAGGCGTTAGATAAATCTTTTTCTAAATCATAAAGCAGATTTATTTGAGAATTATCTTACAGGATTTCCAAGTTGATCAAGAATTGCTTGACCTGTCGGATAATAGGATTTACCCCAGAGGAAATTGTTTGGATTGATTGTGGTTTCAAATCTAAAGAATTTTGCGTGGCCATCAGCAAAGACATAATTGCTTCCACCTGTATGACGACCTGGTTCCATAAATCTAATATGTAATCCACCATCTGCAGCAACTGATCTACAACCAGCAGTTCCATTAGTGTTGCCAGAATCAGATGGACCACCCCAACCTTCAGCACCTTCAGCAGCAGCCTTGGTAATTGCAAAGATTGGGCCTGTAGCGTCTGCCACGCTTTGCCCTGCCCACTGTCCGCCAGAAATTGTTCTCATCATAGCATTAGTAGGTCTATGTGATTTATTTCTTCTTTCAGTATTAAGCTGTCCAGTACTACCCAAGAAAATACAATTCAAATGATTAGTTGCTTCTGTGATAGCAATAACATCAGCTGGAAAGTCAACAGCAGCAATTGAGACAACACTTGGCGCATCTTGTGGGCCTCTTTTTCGTGGCAGAACAGCTGAATTAGGAATGTAAGAAAGCTTTGGTACTTGAGCTTCACAACCAAGAGTATTTACATCTGTCCAAGGCAAGCAAGGAGGATTATCTGGTCCTACACCACCATTTCTATCAGATGGACATACCCAAACCTTATCGTTCTTCAAGTAAGGCTGTATCATTGCTGAATAATGAATATATCCACCAGCACTTCCACCATTAGTAGTAGCTGTGTTGTTCTTATATACATATGCACTAGGATAAGTCTCATCATAGTCTTGTGTATACATCATAAGACCTAAACCAATTTGCTTCTCATTAGATAAACAAGAAGCAGAACGAGCCTTCTCACGAGCTTGCGCAAAAACAGGGAAGAGGATTGCAGCCAAAATAGCTATGATTGCAATGACAACGAGTAATTCAATTAAGGTAAATGCTTTTTTCATTTTAGTTTCCTTTTAGAGTCTTGTTAATATTATTCCCCGTAATGATAATATAAATATTAAGAAATAAATATAGTTTCTTAATAAAAGGAAGCGTATATCCTAAATCTCTATAATAAAAATATGAAATATAAGATTATAATAAAAGGCGCAAAACAAGAGAAGTATCTTTTCCTAGATATAGATGGAGTGATGAATTCTTTCGATGATTATAATATGACAGGCGAAGAATTTCTAAAGAAAATAAACGATATATCTTTTGTAATTAGTAAAAAACAAATAGATCTCTTGAATGAAATAGTAGAAAAATATAATCCAAAAATAGTGCTGTCTTCCTATTGGCGCACAAGATATCCAATCCAAAAAGTAAATAAGATATTCAAAGAAAATGGATTCAAAGGCGCAGTAGTAGCAAAGACAGATGAAAAGGGTGAAGAACACAGGGACAGGTGGAATCAGATAAAGAGATTTATAGATAAAAATAACGTAGAAAGCTATATAATATTAGATGATGATAGTTTGGGCAATGAAGCCAAAAATCATATAAAAACAGATTCTTATAAGGGTATCCAAAAAGAACATATAGACAAAATCAAAAGGATGTGGAAATGAAAAAGAAATTATCCCCAGAACAAGAAGCCTTATTGAACAAATTCAAAGGCGCAAATAATAATGGAGCAAAATCTTCTATAGATAATAAAAATGAAAAGGCTACGACAAATGCGCCGAAGCCTCAAATAAGAAGAAGTGGAAGTAGAGGGAAATAATCTACATAGGTTGTGTCCAATCTGGGCCAGCAAGAATATCTAAAATTTCCTCATAGGTGTAATATTCTGATTTAGTGGTGAGAGATTCAACACAAGCTGGAACAACTGCACCATCCCACTTCACAAAAGTCATAGTGCCATCAACACTTCTGCGCAATGTATCAGCACTAGTCTCTAAAACCTGCGAAAAATCAATAAGTGCGATTTCATCCACACTAAAAATAACAAATGTTCTGTTCATAATACTCTTATAAAAGAAGGTGAGATAAATCTTATTACTGTACATTAAGATATAATCACCTTTATTTTGGAATAATAATGAACAAAAGAATATTAGCATCTATAAATGAAATTTGTGAAAATTTAGAAGCTATTGGTATGCTTAAAGAAGCTAGTAATTTAACTGATGTAATGATCAAACTATCAGAAAAAGAAGAAAAACCTTATGATAGAGCTTACGTCAAGAAAGTATTTAATAACTTAGTTGTTGTTTTAATTAGGAATAATTCTAATAAAGACATACCAGTTTCATATAATCCAAAAACTAAAGAACCTTTCAAGAATTTTGATGAAGCTTTTCAATATGCACAAAGAAAAGCATATGAAGTAGAAGATTTAACAAACAGGGAAAAATTAAAATGAGTAAATTTATAAAAACAGCGCTTCTTCAACAAAAAGAAAGATTAGAACAACAAGAAGTACAATTAGAAGAAGTGAGAAAAGGACAACTTTACCAATCACTTCACGATGGTCTAAGAAAAGATCATAAAGAAATTGATCCTAAAAATTTTGAAGACCTTTTCTCTTCAGTTAGAAAAGGCAACCCAAGTGATCCAATAGAGATCCAGTTATCCAAAAAAGGTTTATATTCACACAAAAATAACGAACAAGATAAAACATTTACTGAAATTTTAGAAGAAATTGAAAAAGGTTTTCCTGAAGAAATTATAGAGATTCAATTAGAACCAAGAAGATATGAATAAATTAGTAAAAATAGCCCAAAAATTAGATAAAAATGGCCAATATAAAGCTGCCGATAAGATAGCTTCCATTTTACTTATGGCAATACAATATAAACAAGATTTAGAAGATGGTATTAGGGCTTTATATAATTATTTTGATGAAAGAACACTAACAAGATTACTTAAACAAACAAATATACTTGAAAATGATGGCGATGTATCTTCTCGCCCATTTGATTACAACCAATTGATGCAAGAACTCGGTAATATAGAACCAACATCACCAATAGATTTACCAACAAGATCTGGAAATAATAATTATCAAAATTTAGAAGATGTGAAATCTTCCATTATGAAAACAATAGAAATTATAGATAAATTTCAAATATCAATAGCAAACGCACATGATGTTCAAAGAGAACAACAAAAGAAAATAGAAAATTTACAGGGTGATATTATACCCGACGAGTGAAAATAATCTACAACAAAATATAAAACTATAAATTATCGTACTGTAAAGAGCTATAGATATTCTATAGCTCTTTCTTTTTTCCCAATTATACATATGCAAATAATATGCAGAAATCCACATTAATAAAGCATATAGGAACCATTCAACTAAATTTTCACTTCCTAATGCCCAAATGAAATAAAAATATAATTGTATGGCAAAGATAAATCTCATTCGGAAACAATTTTCTCCGCACTAATAGTAAAATAACGACCAGAAACCTTGCCGTTCTTTACACCACGAACAACTACAAAATGCTTGTTGCTAGAAAAGAAATCATCACAAACAATACCAAATTCTTCTTCTCCACTTCTGTCTAACCACTTCACCTTACTGTCAACCTCAAACTTATGAACTTCTACCTCTGATAATAATCTTAAAATTTCTTCTTTATGATCTTCAGATAAACTAGTAAGCTCACTAACTTTTGCCAACAAATTACTTTGAACAGCCTTGTATCCAGTGATTTCTTCATCTAAACTTTTATTCAATCGCATTAAAGATTTATTATTTTCCACAGATGACATATAAAGCCAAACAAAAATCATTGCGATAACCACTGCAATACCTAAAACATAAATCATATCATTCACCCTTCCATTCTTTTAATAACACACTTATATTTGTACCGAAACATCCTTTCCAAATTGGCGCTGGTATATCAAACACATCAAGATCCACTTCATATATTTTTAGATAATTATCAGCACTCAAAATATAATAAAATTCCATATCTCCAAAACTTATATCTTTGCCCGGATTATTTAAAATATAATCCTTGAAATCCAATAAGTTGTTCATAGCTAATAAATAATACATAATTCTTCTATAAAAGGTGAAAAATAATAAGATTTGTAAAAATATTATAACACTCCTATATAAGGTAAGAAAATGAATAAGAAAACTGTTATTGCATCCTTGAATGAAATTGCTAATGAACTCGAAAATACAGGGCTTTATAAAGAAGCAATTGAAATTACAGATGTTATGGTGAAATTGAGCCAATTACCTTCTGGTGCCATAAGAAACCCATCTTTTCCAGGTGCATACACAATGCCAGGAAAAGTTCAGCCAAAACAGTTGTCTCCTGATGAAAAAAGAGAAATCAATAATTTGTTAGCTAGAGCTGGACAAATTACAAATACTCAACCAACACAATTTTTTAATAAAGGCACTGGTAAAGTTGATGAAAATCCAGGATGGGATTTTATCAATAAACAAATTGATAATGATATTTTATCACCAGAAGCTTTTAAAGAGTTGAAAAGACAATGGGCTATTTTGGCAGAAAAACATTGGGCAGGAAGAAAACAACCTCAACAAACCTCTATAACAACTCCAGGTGTTCATAATGTAGTACCTGATTCTGTAAAAAATGAAGCTTGGGAATTAGTGCAAGAAGCGCTCCAAGACGAATCTGGAAATGCTTGGACAAATTTTAAGGCAAAATTACATAGTAATCCAATTTTTGCAATGAATCCGAATGGACAAGCATTTGCAAGAAGACTTTTTGAATATCAACTAAAAACACAAGGAAAAAATCCAAGCTTAAAACCAATTCAAGAACAATCATTAGGTAAATAATATAGAATAAAAAAAGAGGAGCTTTGCTCCTCTTTTTTTATTCTATTACTTCTGTCTCACTTTGATCTGGAACATAAGAACTAAGATATTTCTTCAAATCAATATAGATATTTGACAAGTATTTTGCAATTTGACCTATATATTGAGGATCTAAATTATTTATCACTTGTAAATTGAATCTCGAATCAAAACTATTATCTTGCACAATATTATTTAAATTCTGATAAAGCTCAGACTGTTTATAATTTTCTCCAACATCTTTGACGTTTATAATCATCTGAATAAGATCGTATAATTGCTTTAAAAATATTTCTTTTCCGTTTTCTCTATACCCATAAAATGCTTCAAATGTATTAATCAAATTTCCCATGCTAAAGAAATTATCTATCTCAGCTCTAAAAGCCCTTAATTCACTAGGATTCGCCATGTATAAATCAAACTTACCTTGAATAGATTTTGATCTTTTTTGCAACTCTCTCAAGGTTTTTTCAGCCATAAGTTTAGCTTTTTTTCTTGCTTCCACCACTGTAATTTCAACATCCTGAAGAGCAATTTGTTCGTAAAATTCATCTTCTAATTTCTTAAGCATTTCTTTCAAAGCAAGTGGCTTTTGGTTGGGTAAATAATCCTTAAACAAATTTGAATGATGCTCTTCTGGATTTGAAAAAAGTTCTTTCTCTCTATTAGGTATCAAAAATTCAATAGCATGAGTGATTTCATGCTTCAATGCACTCCTGACCCAAGATAATTGTTGTATGGTTTTTTCATCAAATATAATCGATTTTGACCTATAATCGCAATAAGCACCACCTTTGACACTTTCATTGGAAAAATCTTTATATATAAACTTGTAATCACTTAATTTATTGTTAGGAATGTTCTTAAAATTTTCTTCAAATAAATTAAAATCTATAACACGAAAAGAACCCTCACGAATATAATCAGGATACTTTTCAACATCTTCTTTTGTGAAATCTTTACTTACTATTGACGCATTTATTGCCTGATCAACATCCTGCTCAAATGTAGAACTTACAATTGACCATAATGAGCCTTGTTTCGCTATTCTATACCACATACATATATAATACTGGAAACAACATTATTGCCCCTGATATTAGGTACATAAAAAAGAGGAGCTTTGCTCCTCTTTAAATATCCATTACTAATTGCTTCATTTCTTTTTTTGTATATTTGACAAGAAAAGCATCAATCAATTCTTCAATCCTATCATAATCCCAATATGGTATTCTAAGTAAAGGAATATTGTTCGCTTTTGCCCAATCATCTTTTATTTTGTCTCTAAACTTACAATCTTCCAAATTTTTCTGTTTTTCTTCAAGCGTAGAACCAAAACAAGGATTATAATGCCCCTCTCCATCATATTCAAATAATAAATTTAAATCAGATAAATAAAAATCAAATTTAAGAGGATACACATTTCTAAGATCATCAAATCCTTTATAAGGAATAAATCTAATATTTTTTTCTGATAAATATTTGGCAATTCTATTTTCCCCTTTTGATTCTTTACACACTGGACAACCTTGACCATCACCATAATGATGGTCTGGTCTCTGTGAAAAAATAAAATTGCATTTATTACAAATTATCTTAATTTTTGTACTTTGATTTACATATTCTACTAAATCATAATTGTACTTGTTGCCATGCTTTTTTCTTGATTTTTTTATAAATTCGTCTGTGTTAGATCTATATTTGTCTTCTGAACATTTTCTGCAACCTTGACCTCTTAAATGACTATCAGGACTTTGCAAAAAATACTTATTACAAGCTTTGCAAAATATATTGACCTTAGAAGCACAATTTATATACTTAACTAAATCATAATTATATTTGTCACCATGAACCAATATTGCTTTATGTAAAAATTCTTCTTTATTAGATCTTAATTTATTATTAGCACAAGTTCTACACTTTTTGCCCACTAAATGCATATTGGGAGTTTGAAAAATAAACTCATTACACACATTACATAATATTTTTACTTTTGTTAAACAATTTACATATTCTACATAATTATAACTAAATAAATCACCATGTACTTTAATTGCCTTTTCTATAAATTCTTCTTTGTTAGATCTATTTCTGTTATGTGAACATTTCAAACATCTTTTTATAAAATAAGAAGGTTGTATTTTTTCATCACCACAAATATTACATATATTTTTATATAACTTAGAACCGTCTACATATCTCTCTTCAACTTCACAAATAATATCCTTATTATATTGCCTTGCTCTCTCTACAATTTCATCCCAAGATAATGCTGCCATAAATAATATATACAGAGTCTCCCCTAAATTCTGACACTAACAATAAAAAAGAGGAGCAAAGCTCCTCTTTTTTATTTGCCTAACACCAATTTATATTTTTTATAATTAAACGCAGCTTTATATGATATATTACTACTAATTAACTCGGGTAGATGGCCATATCCTCCATCAGCCATATTTTTTATAAATTCTTCATTGCTCAAAACAAGATCTAACTCAGATTTATTTGTAACTTTTTGAATTATTAAATTTGAAATATAATTTATAAAATGTTTGTACATAGCGTTTATTATCAAGCTTAAGTTTTTCACATCGTTAGATTGATTTATATAACTAATTGTATTTAACAAACTCATAGCATCTTCTAAAGAAAGATCATTGTAAGTTTCAAATTCATACCTTGCAGTAAATGGATAGTTGCAATTAAAACAACCTGGAATCAACTTAGAATTGCTTGAAATATATGATCCAAAATTTAATGTTCTACAATTTGGACAATCAACTAAATTTTTGTCATAATTTTTTACAGCTTTTCTAACCCAATTTATAAAAAGATTATTTATATTACTGTTAGATTCTATTACAGTATCGGATTGTCTTAAAAAATCTTCGCCCAAATAAACTCGCAATAAAAGTTTATTTTTTTCAAATTCTTCAGAAGTAAATAACATTCTCAAAACTTTATCACCAAAATACGGATATAAATTTTTCAATATTTTGTACTTTTGTATGAAATTCATTTGAGTTACATTTAAATCAGATCTAAATCTTAATTGATTTTGAAGCAATTTTGGATCAACACCAGCATCAATCAAATCAGATATTTCTAGTAAAGTAAGTTTGATAGGAGCATCCTTACCTAATAGTTCTGTGTAATACTCTTTTTTTGTTGTTCTCGTCTCATCTTCATAACGAGCTTTTTCTTCATCTGTTAAAGAATCTGGATCAAATCTTATTTTTTCAAAAATATCTGGCATTGTGAGAATAGCTCTATTAGTAATTAATATATTCTTGGCACTCTCATGCTTTCTTAGAGCCCTATTTATTTTGCGCTGTTTCTTCTCAAAAGATTTTTCTAATGTGTAATCGCTATCACGCTCTAATAGATGATTCTCAACCGCAATCTTTGAAATATAATCCAAAATTGAATTCTTGTAAGTTTCTTTCCACCAAGAATTCCTTTCCAACATACCCTCATGATCAAAATTTGAGAGCTTTGCAAATGATCGATATAAATTATAAACTTTATCAGGATCATTTAAAATATCATCCAAATACCACCAAGCATCTTGCTGATCCATATTTTGTAAAACAATAGATTTTTTATTCTTTATTACAAAATCAATTATAACTTCTCTCTCCTCATCAGATATATGAAAAAAAGAATCTGCTTTTGGATGATTTGTAAAAGCTCTGTACTCTATTGCATCAAAACCTAATTCAGTAATAATAAAATTTAATCTTCTACGAACATCCTCTATCGGCGCAATTTTTTTTTGGACTTCTAGATGCTGAAAAACCACCTAATGTAAAATCATCAGGCCACCATTCAGATAATTGTCTTGCTAAAGTTTCTACTTTAAATCTACCTTCTGAACATCTCTCGAATAATTGATTTACTTTGGCAGGATGCTTGTATTTTGATTTGTATGCATTTATAACTGCTAATAATTCCTCGTTTGTAGGATTGTCATAATCAAATATCCTAGTTCCACGAGGCATTACTTCCTCTCGACGAATCGGAAGAAATGACTTGTATCCCCTAGAAACAACCGGATTTTGAGATGTATAATGACCCGGACCGAAAACTTGACTTCCTAAACCAACACCACGAGCATTAGACTCATCATTGTTGTCATACATAAATATAGGCTTGTCATATTGTGAACTCGTCTGATGAATAGTTCTCTCACCTTCCGGTTCCGTTACTTCCCTATAAGCAATTTTTATCTTATATCTCATACATATATAATACTAGAAAAAGATTCTTCTCCCCTAAACTCTGATAAAACTCTGACAAAAATTATTATCAAAGAATAATAAAAACAATGTCAGAAACTTTATCAGAATATGGCCCAAAAACTATATACTAATACCTGGGCAAAAAGGATGGTGATAATTTTAGGACAAGCCAAAAATTATAAGCCCCCCTCTAATCCTGGGCCAAAATCTAGGGGAGAAATTTTAATATATATACCCTAGCAAAAAAGATACCTAATCCTGGGGCAAAACTCGAAAATTTAACCACCCCCCCACCAGTCTAGAAAATTATGGGGCAAAGGTTATGGGGCAAAAATATGGGGCACGATTTTCTCACATATGGCCTTTTTTTCGATAGGGGGGAGCGGGAACCCAACGATTATTCTAACATACCCCCCCATGGCCTTTAAAAAGATAGATATAATAATAGATATATCTTACAAACAATAACGCACTAGTGCTTCACTCATACATACTAGACTCATAGCAGCAAGACTAGTATACTTATCATCTCTAACAATAGGATGATTCAAATAGCAAACATCTTCTCTATATAAGGTCTTCCATAAGAACAAGGCTACTTCTCTCTCTACAATAATAATAGTACCAAGCTCTCTTTTAGGTAATTCAACTACACGATCATAACGTATAGGATTGAACTGTATGCCATCTTTGATTATAGGTTCTGACTTATCACCCACTAACTTACAAGATAAACCTTGGGGCATAATAGTCTCCCAGTTACCATCTATCATCAATGCTATAACATGATCAGTTTTATTTATTATCTTTGCCATTTTTCCATACCATATAACTAAATACGCATAACCACATAAGCATACACAAACATAACAAATTAGTTATGATGAGTAGTATATAGTTCATATTCTCCCCCTGTCTGATTGTTAGAAATTTCTATCATTTCATCCCAAGTAGCTGTATATCCTATCATACCTTGTAGCGATGTAGATATTGTTTCCCAGCTCCTACCTATTTCTTCATTTAGAAATACAGCAAGTTTTCCAGTTTTTGTTGATTTGGCGTGTTTTCCAGTTAGCGGATTAACATATATCCAAACGTTAGATATCATGTTTAGAAAATCAATAGGGAGTAAATCTGGTTCTGAATTGTTCATAGTATATTTATAAAATAACTTGACAGGCATATTACTAGTGATATAATATGGTCATGGAAACACAGTACCTTATCCAAAAAGTCGAAGTTAGCGCACGTCATCTTCAGGGCGAGGCAAGTTCTGAAACACCTAATAGTTGGGCTAATAAAACTTTTTCTTGGGAAACAATGAATGATATTGCACATAGAACCCTTGAAATGATTAAAAATCACTATGAGCAAAATTTTTTCAAGAAACTTGTAGTGACAATCACTTATACTATTGCTGGTGGTGATGACGTTCAGTATTGCATTGATTGTGGATTTGACGAAGAAGGCGAAATCTACTGTTCATAACTAACAAAGATAATTCCCAAGAAAAATTCTTGGGAATTATCTTTAGGTATGGTAAAAACCATACCTAAAAAATTTTGTCAAATAAAAAAAGGGGGTTTTTCAACCCCCTTTCTGATTACGCTTCTTCTTTGACTTCAAGCGCACGGATGATGTACTTGATTTGGTCTACTTCTGCTTTAATTCTATTTTCATTAGCACGAGCAGTTTCCAATTGAAATTCTGCTTCACGTTTTGCAATAATCAAATCTTGGGTCTTTTCAGAAATTTTTGCATTACGGGCTTCTGCATTGCTACCCAGTTCTTTTGGGTCTACTTCACGATAGATAAGGTTTACAGCATCTTCAAGTGCGTAAACACTCTTCTTGTAATTAATGTTTGTTTCAGCTGTCTTGTCAATCGCAGTGGTGTATTGTCCTACAGCCTTCATAAACATCGTGATAACTTCTTGCTTTGTCATTTCTAAACTCCTTGGTTCGATGACTAATTATATCACCAACACTATACCTTGCAAGTCATTTTTTAAATTTGACAAGTATATATTGTGTGATATACTACTCTTATGAACGAAGAGATATTACACAGAGCGATGCAGGTGGTTATTTATAGTGGTGGTATTGTTGCGTTTTGGCAGATTACTAAGTATATGCCAAAAGTACTGTATACGTTGCTTGAGTGCATTTCTGTTATGGCAATGAGTGTTTTATGTGTCATGCCAATTCCTATGCTACTTGAGTACATCTTAGGTGGCAATATTCACACCACAATGATATTTGCAGGAGGTCTTTGTGGTGTAGGTTTGTTAAGCGGAATTTGGATGGTTATGGTACAATCATCTAGAGCGTTACAAGGAAAGAAGCAATACCAAGATGTTATTCTCTAGAAACGGTTTCAAGACTGTAGATAATACAGAAGAATTTGTCAAGCAAGTACTAGAATTTGGTCAAAAAGACTTAGTCTTAAGCGTAACACATAGTAATGGTGTTATTGATATAGTTGTAAGTCCAACAATGGATGCTATAGAAGCAGACATATACCATTTCCTTGATGATGAAACAGAGTTGAAATATACTTTGCCAATAAAATCCCTCACTGCTAATTACATTTCAACTTTGAGTTTGACTAGTGCAATTCACGCATATATTTCTGAAGCGTTCAAAGTAGCAGAAATTTTCAAAAACACTATCAGACAAAGCACTGACTACGCAAAGTAAAAAAGTTCCCCAGAAATGGGGAATTTTTTATTGTGAACTATCTTTAGGTACGGTAAATACCGTACCTATAAATTTTTGTCAAATTTATTTTTTAATTTGACAAGTATATACATTGTGATATACTTACCTTGGAGAGAAAACAATGGAAGTTTATACAGTGAGTTTTGTCAATGCATCTGAAATCTTTGATGCGCTTGGCTTTAGTTTGGGAGATTCATTAAATTTTGTTTTAATGTACATTGCTGGTGATGACAATACAGAATTCAATTTGGTTCACAAGGGCAGTTTTTTCAACCGTCTTATTGATTGGGCTTCGAGCCAAGAGAATCCTGAAAAGATGTTATCAACTGTTGTGAGAGTCAGAGATATGCATCCTGACGCTTGGTATGTGAATCTTGAAGACTAGCGGAAATATCAATCCCCAAGAATTTTTCTTGGGGATTATCTTTAGGTATGGTTTTTACCATACCTAAAAAATTTTGTCAAATAAATTTTTTTGCCTAGATCACTACCACGGATCCGATCCGTTGTCAAGAAAAAAACTATTTTCAGTTAATAACTAAATAAGTATTGCAATGTGTTATATTATGATGTAATATACAGGTATGGAAAACACTATGCACCTCTGGGAAATCAAGAATTTTCAATCAACGTCGGTCAAGTCTCTGTTTGTAGGTCGGACAGCCAACGGACAGGATTGTATTGCCTGTGCTTGGAATTCAAGCGAACTGTATGTTTTTGCATATGAAGGCATTGTCGATACCTTCCTTTGGGCTTTGGAATCCTTTCAATCTGTTGGACAGGCAATGGCATATGCTAAACTGAAAAACGGTATGGAAGACCGTTCCTATTCCCTACCTTACCATGTAACAATGGAACAGCGTACACATAACCAACTGTACCGCTTCCAACTCCAATACCTTTACATTTTTGAAGGTACACTTGAGATTCATTCTAACCTGTGCGATGATACTCCTGAGAATGCAATTAAGAACCTTATCTCAAGAGGTGACATTGAAGCAGAAAACAGCAGATTGATTGACATTTTTCGCAAACGTGAGGTATGCGCCTAGCTAACATATCCCTTGATGAAAGTCAAGGGATAATTATATTTATTTTTACTATTGCAATGTGTTATAAAACAGGATAATATACAGGTATGGAAAACACTACAATCTCCCAATTCGTAAGCGACAACGTCGAAGGCGATCCAGCCTTCAAAGGATACGTTGTATGTGAGTTGAAGGATCTGATCAAACAGTATCCTACAATGTCCCTGTCAGAGTTGCTACAGGATGCAACAGAATCTGCCCTTGAAGAATGGGACAGAGATCAATCCTACCAAGAGTAGTCTGATCATATTCCTTGACAAATGTCAAGGGATAATTATTTTTTTATTTTTTTTTGCAATTCTAGTAAAGGCTTGGTATTTACCAAGCCTAAAGATCTTTTGCAAATTTATTTTTTTATTTGACAGGTATATACTATATGATATAATACAGGTATGGAAAACACTACTGCCCTTAATGGCACTCTTTGCGTCACTACTGAAGTTTGTGTCATTGAAATTGCTTTCAATGGCACAGAAAAGCAGCTGTGGAAACAAGCTGCTTCCAAGGTTCAAGAGTTGCATTCTCTTGGACTTCTCCCAATCATCCAATTCAAGGATGTGCGTGGAACTCGTCAACTTCAAATTGAAGACTGCGACATTGACATGATTTTGTCGATGTAATAAATATCCCTTGACAAATCTCAAGGGATATTTATTTATTTATTTTTTGCAATTCATTCTAAGGTACGGTATTACCGTACCTAAAAAATTTTGTCAAATAAAATTATTTACTTGACAAAATTCAGGTTGTATGATAGATACTACATCTCCATTGCTTTGGATTTTGCATAGTCATAAGCAGTTTTTGACGCTGCAAGTATACGGTCTGCTTCTGCTAGAGTAGATGGATTCTTGATGCTATTCTTGATGATTCTGTGAAGAATTTCCACATATGCTTTCTGCATACCGGCTTCGATGACATAGGCTGTTGATACTTGCATTTCGTTCATACCAATAATATATCATCTGTCATATAAGATTGCAAGGATTATTTAGTTTATAGTTCTTACATAAATAATTATTGCAAGATTGTATATTATAGTCTATACTATTGGTATGGAAAACACTACTTACCAAGTTATCGTCAAGCGTGGAACTGTCTCTTATGGCAAATTTTTCAAGGCATTGTCTGATGCTAAATCCTACTTCTATGATGAATTTGCTGGTGGTACTTGTACTATCTATAGAATTCAAAACAATAAATCACAAGTAGTAGCTGGCTACTCACACTAAATAAAGGGGATTTATTCCCCTTTATTTTCTTGACAAGTATATAAAGAGTGATATAATTAAGACATGAATAAAGATACACAAGTAGAACTCACCTTCTCAACCAACCGCTTCTGGGAACTCTCTATGTCTGACCTTGGTTATACTGAAGGTATGACCGAAGAACAGTTCAATGCAAAAATTGCAGACTTCATCAACAATGATGATTTTGAAATAAATTATATTCCTGAAACCAATAAACTTGAAATATACGCAGAGTAGACCTCTACCATATCCCTTGACAAAAGTCAAGGGATAATTATTTAAATATTTTTTTTGTAATTCATCTTAAGGTACGGTAAATACCGTACCTTTAAATTTTTGTCAAATAAATTTATTTTCTTGCACAGTATATAATAGATGATATACTACTCTTGTAAGTGAGGTATGAAATGAATAAACTAGGACTTCCAACTATGGATATTGATGTAATGCTAGAACAGGTTGGTTCAGGCAAGTCATTTGTCATCAAACCAAATGGTGACATTGATGAATTCAAGGGTGAATTTACACTTGAAGCACTATATGAGACTTTAAATTGTGAAATGATTCAAGTGGTGAATATCAAGGATAATATGATTCTCATTTGTGATGAAGAGGCTCTATTCCAAATGTATCCTATTGTAAATATGATTGCCACAAAAATGTATCGTGAGGCATCTGGTAGTGATGAAGTAGGAATTATTGGCAGATGCATCATTTGCCAATCATCTAAACTTTCCTAATATAAATAAGATAAATCTCAGGAAAAATTCTTGAGATTTATCTTTAGGTCTGGTAAATACCAGACCTTTAAAATTTTGTCAAATTTATTTATTTTCTTGCATACTATATACAATATGATATACTAACCCTATGAGCAAAGTATACAGAATGATTCTTGGTCAAGACCCTTTTAGCACCAGACCTATCGGCATTGAAAAATCCCTTAAAGAAGCCAAAGCCTATATCTTAACTAGGTCTTACAATAATGATTATTGTGCCATTTATGTAGCAGATGATGAGAACCCAGCAGGTGAACTGGTAGGACGTTGGATTATCAAAAATAAGAAATTTACATCTTATGAGAAAAAACCAAAGGCAGTAGACTACAAAAAACAAATCTTTTGACAAGTATATATAAGGTGATATACTGATACTGTAAGGGAGAATGATATGGAAATTTTGATTAAAGAGAATGCGGCTAGTAATTATATGCGACGATGCTACAAGGGTACACGTCCAGATGCAGTAGGTTTGCACAATGAGGGTTTTTATAACATTCTCAAGAATTTACAAGGCAAGTGGGTTGAGGTAGAAACCACGCATCTTTTTGCCAACCAGTTCAACACAGTACCAGTTGAGGGCATTACAGGTACAGGTGCTAGAATTGATATGGCAGATGTAGCTGAAATCAAAGATGATGTCCGCCACGGTGTATACAAGTGCGTTTGGTGCTTTGGATATGACCACAATAAAGACGGAATATGCGATAGATGCGAACAATCAAAATATTTATCACCTTTGCTTCCAAGTATTGCAAAGTGATATAAAAGGAGGTATTATATAGACATGAACGCTATTGTACATTCTCTTCTCGTAGGTGCTGGTTGTTTGGTTCTTGCAGTGGGTTTGCTTTCAACCCTAACAATTAACAAACAAAAGTAATAATAAAGATAAATCTCAAGAATTTTTCTTGAGATTTATCTTTAGGTCTGGTAAAAACCAGACCTTTATTTTTTTGTCAAATTTATTTATTTTCTTGACAGATATATACATTATGATATAATTACTCTATGAATACAACGAGCCCTTACAAAAATCAAGTGACTTTTATTGCTAGTTTCTTTGAAAGTAAAGTAAAGGAATTACGCAAAAAATATCCAAGCATCACCGTATTGCAACTTAAAACTGAGATTGTAGAGATGATGATTGCAGAGGTAGAAAACCCTATTGCCTGTCAATTCATCCGAGCCGCAAGTGATGAAGTAGATTGGGATTATATCTACAACAATATTTAAAAGATGTTTGCATATCATATACATTGTGATATACTAACTGAGTAAGGATGAAAGATATGGAAATTACAACCACTAACTACGGCGTTTGCAAAGTGAAGAAGCACAAGTATCAGACCAATGGAAACCTTGCTCTGAGCTTGGTTGATGAGAATGGTGAACCTGTTGTATACATCACCACTAACATCTTTCCTATGGCTGAAGATGAATTCTGTGCCAATTATTACAATATGGGTGCTACATTGTGGAATGACATTGTAACATCAGGTTTGTTTGAGATGACTGGTGAAAAGGTTCCATCAGGCTATTGTGAATATCCTGTTTGCAAGCTAGTCAAAGAACTAGCATAAACTTTTCATTAAAGATGAATCACAAGATTTTTCTTGGGATTTATCTTTAGTTATGGTAATACCATAACTGTAAAAATATATCAAATTTATTTATTTTCTTGCATAGTATATACAAGATGATATACTATTCTTGTAAGGGAGATAGAGATGACGTATCAAGATTACATTATCAAGTGCGAAGTAGCAAAGACGGTATTTAAGTGTAATGTATCATCTGCGCTTATTGTAGAGAACATATCACCAGAGATGAGATTGAAATGGATTACCGAAGACCTTGCAAAACTTGAAAAAGAGTTGGAAGAGATTGGTAAGGCTTTTGATGAACAGGATGAGGTTCGTGACCCGTTTTTAGGATTGAAGGTAAAGTAATGGCAGAAACAGTATATTTCGTAAACGCTAGCGATGTGTTTGAAGCGATAGAACTTGGTGATTTTGAACAGGCACAGTTCCTTGACCAGTTCACATATGGTGATAGTCTCACAGACTTGACTTTGATTAAAAAGCAAACATTTATCAATCGACTGGTCAAGTTCATCGCAGACTGTGAAGACGTGTATGAAAAAGATGTAGTGATGCAAAACTTGAAAGAGTATAACTTTGGACTCTTAGATTGCATCAAGCACGTAAACATTGAAGAATAATCAGCTACAAGCCCAGATTTATTAAGGTATAATAGATCTGGGCTTGCATTACTTCCTTGGAAAACCTCAAGAAAAATTCTTGAGGTTTTTTTATAGGTCTGGTAATTACCAGACCTTAAGATCTTTGTCAAAAAAATCTTTTTTTAAATAATTCTTGCAATGTATACACAGGATGATATACTATTGCTATGAACACTACAGACAAGGTAATCGTAAGATTCAAGAGCCGTGTGCCGAAGATGCTCTACACTGCACACTACAATGGTTTGTTGCTTGCTTCTGGTCGTGACCCAATCGACTTGGGCGAATATTACGCTTGCAAGTACAACACTGAATGGATTCTACAAGACGGCAATAACTTTTACACACAAAGAGGAGTAAACAAGTAATGGCACACTATTATCTGAACAACGGTGGTACTCGTTGGGTTTGTGATAGCAAGATTCAAGTTGTTGGAATTCACAATGGCAAGCGATACAATAAGATGCGCAAACCAATGTTCTGGGAAGCATTAGGAAACTTTGCTCGGTGCTATGTACGTGTTGGTGATAATGTTTATCGTGGCTTTACGGAAGATAACAATGGCGTGATAGAATTAAGATTGGATAAGTGTTACAGACTTAAATGAGCAGTTATAGAATAAAATTCCTCTCTCTTTGGTCATCAATTATGGCTGAAGAGAGATGGCATAAGTTTGAGAGTCAAGCTTGCATTCCATCTTGTAAAGGTTGGAATGCTTGGGCACCACTTTGTGAATGTGGGAAGAATTATTGCACATTCAAACCTTCTGGAAAAATTGAAGATATGCAAATGGTTATCGAAGCAAGACCATTAGATTTTTAAAAATAATGCAAGAATTTTTCTTGCATTATTTTTTAGGTATGGTTTTACCATACCTAAAGATTATTATTAAATAAAAATATCCCTTGACTTTTGTCAAGGGATATGGTAGTGGATTTTACCAGTCTCCGTCGTCGTATCCACCATAGTCTTCATCATTTCCAAAACCAGCTGAGGCAAGAGCATTATCATCCATCCAAGATTCATCCTCATATGGTTCGCAGTCTTCTTCAAAGTCTTCTTCCCAATCTCTGGGGTCAAGGTCAACGCTAGGAAAAATTCGTGCTTCCAATTCTGCTTCAGTGTAATCCATCTCTATCTCCTTACACCATCATTATAACACATTGTATATACTTGTCAAGAGAATACTAAGGGCTCTTACATTTTTTTTAGAACAAAACGTTCAATAAAAATTTGCTTTTGGCTTTCAGCCCAAAATACATCATTCAATAATAATGTTTCCTTGTAAGACAACCGTTGTTTTGTTAGAATTTTTGCTACGCTTTTAATTTCAAATTCTTTTTGTTTTTGGTAAATTTTTGCTTGTTTTTTGTTCAAGCGGATAAGCCATAGAAAAAATGTTTCTTCTTCAAAAGATAAAGTATTTTTGGTTTCTCTCGGATAAACAGTAATTACGCTACCAGTTTCAGACAATATCATCGTATAGAACAAACTATTAAAAGAATATTCTATTTTATATGTGTTTACACCATCTCTGATTTCAGTATTGATACACTTAGCATTTTGTGGCAAATACTTAGGTTTTGGCACATTTCGTATTTTTGACATTTCAAGCGCATGGAGACTGTAAAATAATTCTTGATTTGAAAGATTAAGCGTCTCAATAAATTTCATAGCCTTTCTCCTTACTAGGATACTGTATTATAACACATATAGTATAAAAGCCCCAGTAATTGGGGCTTTCTTTAGGCTTGATTTTGTTTTTGAATTTCTACTAACTCATTCAATAATTCTTCTGGATAATAGTTTAGTATATTGGCTAGTTTAACTAAATTTTGTGAAGTGGGCAGACGCTTGCCATTCAACCAATTGGAAACTTGTGGTTGTTTTACACCCATGATATCAGCAATTTGTGCCTGTGTCAACTCAGTCTCGATAGTAATTTTTTTCATAAGTATTTCTCCAGTGATTTCTCACAACATCTAGTATAACACATTGCAAACAAGATGACAAATATGATGAAAATTTTTTTGATGAAAATTTAAAGTCATGGTAATACCATGACTTAAGAATAATCCCCAGAAATAATTCTGGGGATTATTTGTTGACTAGTCGATTACATCCCAGCCAGCTGGAACAGGTGTTTTCCAGTCAAGTGTGGCATCATCAGTCCATTTTGCTGGAAGACGACCCTCAACAAAAAATGCAAAGTCACGGGATTCTTCGTCTTCAGTGTCCCAATAGACAGCCGCTTCAAAGTAAGTACCAAAGTCATGACTCTCACGCTTGATACCAAAATAAGCGTTTTCAGGGATGTTTGTGAAACGACGTTCCAACATAGCAACAAACTTGCTAACTTCATTTCGCATTTCAGTGTAGTCAACTTCAGGGCTGACTTGAATGCATTCTTCCTCAAATGGAACTGGTCCAAGGGTCATAAAATCTCTCATCTCAAACTCCTTACAACAACAGTATAACACATTGTATATAGAATGCAAATAAAAAAATAAATTTGACAAAAATTTATAGGTACGGTAAATACCGTACCTTGAATGGATAAGCAAAAAAATAGGGGAACTAGTCCCCTTTGTCAACTGAATCCTTGAACTTTTCGTCCATACAATCTTGGCAGCCTACGAACCACCTATCGTTGTAGTTCCAGACTTTACCATAACCTGGTGGGACTACAACCTTGCACCAACAACATTTTTTTGCATATATGTTTCTCATTACTTCCTCCACGTTAAATATACCAGATTATATATATCGTGTCAAGAAAAAAGCCCCATATTTCAGGGGCTTTTTTCTTAGTCCATGATATTAGCTAGTCGGTCTTCTTTGCTCTTAATTTGACCAGAGAACCAGCCTCTTGACTTTGGCTCTGTTGATTCTGTCATCTCGACCAATGACAATTGATGCTTATAAACTTCTTCTAAAGCAGAAATCTGAGTGGCAATTTCTGTAGATGCTTTGGCATTTGAGCGCAAAAGGTCGATTTGGATGTCCTTAAGCGATACAATCTGATGTCGAGTAGAGACAAGAATCTCACGAAGCCTATCCGAATTCCGTACGTTTTTCATATCAAACTCCTTACAACACTAATATATCAAATATGATATGTCCTGTCAAGATGAAATATATACTTGTTTTAATAATTTTCTTGTGGTACTATAAGTCATCAAAAGAAAGGTTTGGGAAGATGATTTGCTACAATCCAGAATGGGAGAACCCACTTTATTGGTTTGATAAGTTACTTACGTATTCAGACCACGCTGAACTACGTAGTATTGAGCGAGATTTGCCTAGAATAGATTTCTTGCCTATAAACTCTAAATTTCTATATCGTACAATGAAAACTGACGTGTATTCAATGACGTTTGAGACAACAGTGAATTATAAGAAGATTCATATCGCAATCAACTCTATTGGTAAAGTTATGACGGTATTTCCGGTGGTTGTCACCAAAGCCGATAGGTTTCAATATAAGTACAAGAATTATCTTGGGGCATTCAAACAGCCAGAAGATTACTTGCCACCAGTAATTACATCATTGGACTTTCAAGATGCAGAGTTTGAATATTTAGAAGGAGTGGCATGATTGGTTTAGTTAAGATTGAGTTCGGCTTTATGAACTTGTATGTTAATGGTGTTTGTGTTGTTTCTACCAGTACAATAGCTGGAATTCGACACGCAGTAAAACGATATAACTTACAAGGTTATATGATGGAAGCAGAGTGAAAACTCTGCTTTTTTTATTTGACAAATTTTTCAAGGTATGGGATCTGCCATACCTTAAATTTTTATGCAAAAAAATCCTCCATCTGTGTTACCAGATGGAGGTATGAGCAACAAACATGTAAGCAATACTAATATATCACACTTTGCATATATTACAAGTAAGAATCGCCAGAATTTTTGTCCTGGCGATTCTTGTGTTTGGTCTTTCTTGTGTATTTTGATTTGTCCTTGAAACTTGTAGGACGCATCTGACTAGCTCGCATCATTTCTGTACCTGATGCGATAGCCAATTCTTCAACAAACTTCTTGAATTTTTTCATTTTGTTTTGCCTTTTGCTCGTTATTTATAAATTGTTGATAGATATAATCTTTTTCAATATCTTGTTTATATCTATGAGCATTTTCTCTGATTACTGAGCCATGCTTAACAGCCTTCATATTTTTACCGATTCGCATTGCTTTCATTGTGCTACCTCAATCTTTCCGTTGTTATCTGCTTGATAGTTGAATTTTTCTACCAGTGTTTTGTATTCATCCTGATAGATGCTATACTTGCTTCTAAATGTCCTATTGTAAGGTGTATTAGATAATCGTTTTGCCATATACTTGACAGATTCAGCACATAGACTTTGTTTCAAATCAAAGCCTGTTATATCCTCTATCAACAGTTCGTAATGATGATGATTAAACCATCGCTCTGTGTTATTCCAAAGTACCGTTCTCATAGCACTAATATACCAAATATTATATATGTGTGCAAGTATAATTTTTCTGGTATACTAACGCTATGGGAATATTCAGTGTGCTTGAATTAATGCAAGAAACCAAAGAAGCTGTTCTTGCTCGTGGACATAATGTTAAGAATTGGCTCGTACTAGGCAATGATTGTTATGCTCTTGAATGTGCTGATTGTAAAATGACTTGTATGGTTAAAGAAAAACCTCAACCAAATGAGATGAAAGCAAGTGGTGAGGCTTTGGCTATGAATTGTGTTAAACCAGTGAAAGAAAAAAAGTTGAGAAAAAAATAAAGGTATGGTTTGTACCATACCTAAAAAATATCCTCCAGAATTTTTTCTGGAGGATATTTTATTTATCGGTGATTTTTAGATACATAATCATCAATTGTTAAGGCGATTGTGAGAAATCCACATACCAAAAAAGCCAAAGGCAAAATCAAAATTGTTCCCATTAGATATATCCACTTCATTGTTTGATTAATTATACCTCATTGTATATAAAAAACAAGCCCTTTCGGGCTTGTTTTTAGTTATTTACTTCAAGCAGTTCATTGCCGATTGGAATGATGTGCTTCACGCCATTACGGTCAAATTCAGCCTTGTAAAGAGTGTCATAAAGAGGAGTGTTTTCCTTACGAGCATTACGATAAGCAACCTGATAAGCGGCTTGTTTGCTAGTGCCGTTCCAGATAATGCTAGAAGAATTCTTACTCTTCTCAACAACATAGTAAGTGGTTGTGCCGTCTACTGTAAGATGGCGGGTGATTTCGATATGTTTATTCATAGTTTTATATTACCTCACTTATAACCAAAAGTCAAAACTCTTCTTGATAATCGATACCATTGTCTTCACAATATTGGTAGATTTCTTTCTTGCGATTTTCTTTTCTTCTGAACACTTCAATTCCGCAAGAATCAAGTAGAATATAATTGTTATTCTTCTTTACAATTGTCCAAATAACGATAGGGAAATCATCTAAAAACATATTAGAAGCTAGAGGGATTATTCATCCCTCCATCCTTTCTTACATAATCTCTACTGAATCAGTTTTGCGATTTTTGTCGTAGTACACAGTAGTCATTTTGTTTCTGTCATCAATAGTCAGTGTATCAGCAAAAACTGAACTTTCAACGTGAATTTCAGTGTAGTCAATTTCTGTTTCGTTGTCAACAACCGCCTGTACGAGATGAGGGTTCAAAACATCCCACTCATCTTTCGTGAACTTCTTGAAATTCTTTGGGTCAAGACCACATTCTTCACAAGCCTCATTGAAAACATCTTCGTCAATCACCAGTTCGTAATTGACTTTTGCAACACCTTGAATTGAAATTTCCATCTCTAACTCCTTACACGAATAGTATATCAGGTATTGTATATTGTGCAAGAAAATAAAAAAATTTGATAAAGATCTTAAGGTCTGGTATATACCAGACCTATAAAAAACCCTCAAGAAAATTCTTAGAGGGTTTTTGGTTGATTTGTGGTTAGCTGGAATTCAACCAGTACGGAACCTATAGACAGTTCTTTCGATGGCCTCTGTCTCCGATGTTGCCCGTGTCTCATAAAGAGAGCATAGCACCCAACCACAAAATATTTTTTAGTTCTCGTTACTGTAAGTGAATTAACGATTTCACTTATCAATTCAGGTTGCAATCCATTTCAATTGACGTATTAGCACATATACGATTACAAGTAACGTTTCACTATACTTGGATAGATTGTTTGCGTCAACCATCTCCAAGGTTTCAGTAAAAGATTGTGGATTTAACCACTCCAAGGTTGCTACCCTTATTTGAACTACGCAATTAGTTCTAGCCGTTCTGGTCTTTTACTGTAATGCGGATACTGACCCACACCAATATATTACGCCATCTCTGGGAAGAATGCAAGAACTATTTAAACTATTTTTAGATGAGAATTTTCTTGCAATACTATATAACAGATGATATATTACAGGTATGGAAAACACTACTATTCAACGGATGGAAATGACAGTCAAGATTCAAGATGTCAGCCATAAATCGTCCTGTGTCGGCTATATTGGATTTGGTACTTGGTTTAACGGTAAGCCCTTTATGGTTGCTCAATACCAATCGAACCCTACAAAGTGGTACTTTTTTGTCTATGATGTAATTACAGTTGACGAAAGATGGTTCCAAAGTTCATCTGACACATTCTCATACGGCAGACAGATTTCAGAATTGAATCCAGCCAATGGTCTTGTATCTGGTAGCACATTCACCTATAATTCTGCAAACGATACAATGGAACAAAGACTAGGGACAAGTGAATGGCTAGTGGCTTGCAACCCACCATCATTCTTGTTTGAAATCAGCTAACCACTACTATATCCCTTGACGAAAGTCAAGGGATATATTTTTATTTGATAAATTTTTTAAGGTATGGTGTTTACCATACCTACAAATAAACCTCAAGAAAAATTCTTGAGGTTTATAAGCACAAAAGGAATATTCAGGGAGAGAAAGCTTGGTCGGCACTCTCCCTGAACTAGTGGAAAGTACACCTATATATTACAGGTTAATTCCTCACCTGTCAAGACATATTGAGGAAAAAATGATTTAACATTTTGCCACCCATCTTTTTCGTAGCGGTCATAAACCCACCATTGACCACCAGAGAAAAGATATAGGTAATCTTCACAGGTAGAAAATTCACCAAGCCATTCATCCATCGAAAGAATGTAAGGTTGTGTGCCAGATTCTCCACGGTCTCTACCATAGAATACCGTTACACCATCTACAGGATTGTCAAATGAATGTGGCTCATCTGTAGCAATTTTATGTCCAAGTGAAGAGATATCACCAAGATTAATCAATTGTTTAGCTAGTTCAATTGAATCGTAGTTCTCAACCAGCGTGAGACCTACACCTTCAACATAGCCATCATAATGACAGTAAACTTGCTTTACTGAACCATCATCCAACAAAACACCGATACGACTTCTAGTTGCCATTGCTGTATCCTCTTGCCTATATTATATCAAATGTATATAGCATGTCAAGAAAATAAAAATATTTGACAAAAAAATTTAGGTATGGTTTTTACCATACCTAAAATGGATTGTAAGAATAATTTCCTTCAAATTCAGTTTTAAATTTAAGCCAAATGTCATCGCCTAAGTTTCGTGGAATATTAAGAGTGAAGATTGTTCCAAACGCTTCACAAACTGCGTAGTATTTCTTCCCGTTCGTCCACAAGATACATTCTGCACCTTCGGGAAATGTCATTCTAATTCCAATTCTGTCTGTCAAATGGGGTTTAAGGATCTTATTATCCTTGAATTTTCCATTTTGGTATATTGCTGTAATTATTTCTTTCATTGGGAGGGCTCAAAGATGGCATTTTTAAGCATTATAGGCACGTTTGTTTCATTCGGCCTTGCAATTTTATTTATACTCAAAAAAGAAGCTGACCAAGATTAATTCTTGGTCAGTTCTTGTAATTTTGATTTTGTCCAAGGGTCATTGGGAAATCTTGCTAAGGTCATCTTGCAATAACCAATGGCTCTTACTTTATCACCAGTTTTATTGCAAAGGCTAACAAGAGAATGATGAGTGCTTTCCGGAGCATCTTTCCATCTAATTGCAGATTCATAATATCTCATAGCCAATCTTTCATCTTTTACCATTGTGCGATAAAACATACCAATATATTCGTATGCTCTATATCCATTGGGCATAATTGAAAGATACATCTTGACAAACTTTTCTGCTTCTATCATCCAAGCTGTATCTTTCTTATTAACAGAAAGAGACCACATAAGCCAAATCATATTTTCCCAAGCATCACGATTTTTTGGGTCTAATTTGAGCATCTCTTTGTATAGAAAAATGATACGAGGATAATCACCGTCTTTTGTATCTTTAACACCGTGCCAAAGAACATCTATTGCTTTATTCAATTGTTCTATTTTTTGCTTACGAGTTTGCATTTTCTAATTCCTCATCTGTAAGTAGATATTCTTTGAATATACTTTGCCTTACATTATGACATACATTTAAATTCTTGGCAAAATTTACCAAGATAAGTTCTCTTTGATAACCTTCAAAAATCGTTCGACGTTTCTTTTGAGATTTATCCCATTCATAAATAAAGAAGTGCATAGAATTCTTTATATCAGAAAAAGCATACTCAATCAGATAAGTGCCATCTGTATTAAGGAATGCATCAAAGCCAGAAATCACATCAGAACCTTTAAGTTCATATCCTGTACCTGTTTTTGAAAAGTATATCCATACTGTTGGTTCCATAGTCTAGTTTACCATGCTTTCATTGTATTTTTTCTCTAGTGATTCAATAAATCGGGCATCAAAATTTAACGATTGGAATTCTACTGGCTTTGTCCCATCTTTGTTTTCATGATGCCCAGTAAAATAAAAGTAATCTTTGTCAATATGCAATTTCACATATTTGAATGTTTTAAATCCACTTGAATCAAATTTGCGCTTGAATACATTGGTAAATTTATTCTGTTCTATGTCAGAAATACTAACAACTCTCTTAACATTTTCAAATTTACCCTGAAGCAATTTGATATCTTCTGGGTCAAGTTTAAAAGAAATTGTATTGTCTTTAGATATCTCTGTAAGATTTTCTTTGATATCAGAGAAGAATTCTGGGTCATATTCCATAGAAAAATACCCAAATAAAGTTGTATCGACATTAGCAGATGCTTCGAAAGAGATAATCATAACAGAGATATTATATCCTTTAATGTATGTTACTTCAAGAAAAAAAATTATTGCAAAGAATTTATAGGTATGGTTTAGACCATACCTTAAGAATAGCTGCAAATTTTTTTGATCCATGGTGTTTTTAACTAATTAGCCCCCTCTGGGTAGAGGGGGCTTTAGGTTCTTAGATGATTGTTACATCTTGACCAAGTTGTGATGTGAACTTGGCAATAATCTCTTTTGAAGTTCTCAATGATTCAGGGTCATGCAAGAATTCTGAGAGAGTATTTTCCAATGCTTGCTTGACGTGCTTCTTATTCACTTTATTGCAAGCATATCTAGCAAATCTTTCATCAGGGGATGATGTACCGTTGCCTTTGAACGGGTCCATCTTTCTTACTGTTTTGAAGATTGATTTAGCCAGTTCATCTAACTGACTTGTAAGACTCATTTCAGTCTTGACATTATTCACGCCAAATGCTTCATCTAATTCGGAAGTCATTTCAATCTTCACACGAATCAGAGCAAATCTGGAATGACTTGTACAGAATGCATTCCATGCAGTGTTATTTTTCCAAGTAACATCTGCATCACTTTTTAATTGCTCTATGGTAGTTTCTGCAAGTTCAGTTGAAATGGGTTGCTCTTTTTTAGTCAAGTGTAATCGACCATTTCTCTCAATATATACACCAGCATTAGGTTGGGTTAGAGGACGATAATGAATATCACCACGTTGCCACAAGTAGTATGTCACTGGCACTTCAAATACTTCATCAACACCATTTATGTTTACTGTATATGAGAAGATTTGTTTGACATACTCTGATGCACCAGAGAAAGGACTTAATGGTAAGACTTCTACTAGTTTATTGAAATCAGTGCCAATGTAAAGTTTATCACCTTCAATCAAGAATTTTTCAAAGGTTTCACCAAAAACAGCACCAAAACTACTTTTTATGTTGAAAGGTTCGTAGTTTAATTTTCTCTTCAATTGAGAAAGGATTTCAGAGTTGACATTTTTGAAAACATTCATAGTACCATGATTAGCATGACTACCATCTTCATCAATCATGTATGTAGTCCAATACTTACGTAAGGTTTCAATCATAGGTTCAGATGTTCCGTACTCTACTCTGTAAACCGTAGCAGTATATTCCTGTGTAATCTCAATCTTTGAAGGATTGTAATCTACAGCATGAATAACATCAGATTCAACTTTGGAAATCGTAAGTACACTACCACCAAGACGGGAGACTACATTCTTCATTCCATTTCCGAATCTCCCAAGATTGCGACGCTTCTTGTTAGCAGTCCATCGGTTGTCGCCACCATTCTTAGTAGAATAGTTATCAATGTACATCTTATGGATTTTATCAGAAGAGATACCAGTTCCAAAGTCTAAAGAAATCAAGACAGTCTTCTTGGGATTCTCAAGGTCTGGTGCAAGAAAGAGCTTTATAACACTAGACTCACTGTCAAAGTGATTATCAAGGTTATCCTTTAGGGAGGTCAAAAGTGTATGACCTGATGCTCGCTTGCCAGCAAAGTTAGGTGCTGGGGTAATGTCACGATTTTCAATTAACATAGTTTGCTTCTCTCAGTTTATGTGCACTTTATGGGGTGCTGAATATAATATAACATATATCAAAATGGCATGCAAGTAAAAATGAAAGAAATATCAGATTCTGGAATATTTATTTTCTAAAAATATTTTTGCAAATAATTTACAGGTATGGTAGTAACCATACCTTGAGTGGAACTGCAAATTTTTTTTGATCCCTAGTGTTTTTAAACAAGTAAGCCCCATCCTCCGGGATGGGGCTTATCATCACGCTTGTTGTCGTGTTCTTGGTGTGGGCGATATGTCAAGTATAGAATAGTCGTTACCATTACATGTAAAGGCTTCTCCTACTTGTGCATATTGAAGAATCTTACCTAGTGATGATTCCACACTGATGATATTCTTGTCTGGGTTTACCAAAGTACTTTCTTTGACCAGTAAAAAGTTGTAAGTAGTGAATTCATTCAGATTGCGCAACCGAATTCGCATATTAACATTACTTGGCTTAGTCGGTTTAGGATTCTGGTCTGCAATGAATACAGGCAATGGTTTTGTTTGGCGGGATGTTACAGGCTTGCGACTTGCATCTATGACATCATAGATAGTGCGGTCTTGACCTGATTTGAATGAGTCTATCTCAGCTTGAATGCGTAGATTCTGGATTTCAGTGTAGGAAAGATTCTTGATATACATTGTTTCATCCTTTTTGGGGAGGAGGTTCACTCCTCCCCAATTCGGTCTAGTTCTCAGCCAGTGCCTTGAACTCGTAGAGTTTCTCAAGTGCTTGACGACCAGTGAGTTCGTCAACATTAAGGCTCTTCAGTTCAAAGAGGACTGGGTGTACCTTGGCAGGTCTTTGAGGAGCATCGACAGAGATTCGATTGCGTAGGTCTTCGACCTTTTGCAGTTCCTTCTCTTGACGATTCTTCTCTCGTCGGGCATTGTCTTCAGACTGATGAATGGATTGGAAGTCAGAGAGTTTGCCCTTAATCCAATTCTTCAACTCCTTGTGCAAGATGACACAATCATCCTTCTGCACATTCATATCAAAGACATAATCGTCCAAGATGCCACCCTCATAGGTAAGTACCCATCGGAAGGGGTTGTTGATTGGAGTTTTCTCGTAGATGCCAAGCATTGCACCCTTGGACAATCCTCGATTGTTGCGAACCAACAAGCCACCCTGCATAGCATCTGATGGACGTTGCAGTTTGGTGAATTCACGCTTCTTGTTAGATTGATGAATCCAAGACATTTGCAACGTAACCTTTTCATTACACTTATTACCATTGGAGTCTTTGGTAATGAAGTATTCATAAACAGGCGATGTTTCCTTGGCATCCTCTGCCTCAAGGTAGTCATACCAGAGTACCTTGTTGCTCTTGAATTGGTTGTCAAGACCATAGGTGTAGAGGTTTACGGCATCACGCTTGTGATAGAAAACAGTAGCAAGGTGATGACGGACTTTGCGAATCATATCCAGTGCTTTATCTGGTTCAGTCTTCAACTTGGAGATGACTATCATTGTACCAGATTCGTTAGCACCAAGGTAGTTAGTTAACTTGGCACTCTCATTGCTAGTGCATAGCCGACTTGAGTTAATATGGTTATCTGAATGAGCAGAGTGTTTCATCTTCTCATCCCAGTCAATGTAAGAGTACAAGTCACCATCTTCGCCACGAGTGAAGACATCAATATGATTGCCAAGTGCCAAGCCTGATGCCAACAAGCCCATACCAAAGAATCCTGACTGGGTTTTAGTGTTGCGAACACGACCAGTGGATGCCGGAATCAACGCCTTGTGCAACTGGAACTTGTTCATTCCCGTGCCATTATCTACGATGGAGATGGAGATAATGCTTCGTCCATCATTGCGAACTTGCTTTTCAGTGCGCTGTTCTTCAGTGAAGTAGACATGAACATCAGTTGCCTGAGCATCAAGTCCATTATCAATAAGGTCAGCGATAGCTGATTCTACTGAGTGTCCAAGTTTACGAGTGGCATTGAGCAGAGCCAAATAGTCTGGCATATGCTTTTCAAAATCAACGAGAGTTACTTTCGACATTTTTCAACCCTTAATGAACTAGATTTGTTTCTGCTCATCAATGAACATATCTTACTGCATATAACGTGCTAGTGCAAGGAAATATGACACAAAAACCCAAAATAAATGATGTTTTTTGGGTCAAATAAAATCTGCTCATCGCACAGGTATTCTATCACATATTATTTTTCAAAAAATACTTGACAATATTTTTAAGGCGTGGGAAATATCACGCCTACAGATAATTGCAAATTTTAAATAAAGAAACAGATGAGTGGAGGGTCTCATCTGTTTCCGTTTGGAGGGTATCCTTGTGAAGGGATATTAACATTATACACAACATTCAACGCAGTGGGACTAAATTAGAAATTCATTATCTGTTTTTTCAGAAATTATTTTGAATGTTTCTATATAGCCATGGTATTCAGGATTACAGCAATACCATTCTTTATCTTTAGAATTAGAAAATTCTAGTAAAGCTCCAACTAATTCAGCAAATTCTGCTTCTGTAAGGTCTAATTCTTTCAAGACCTTTGCCCGACTATCCTTATCTGTTGTTTGGTCAAGAATATAGATAAATCGGGCTATATTTTTACGAAGATTGATAGTCATTAGTACCAAGCAAGCAAGTAATGACCAGCATCAGCATGAAGTCTAAACATCTTCACAAGGTCTTTGAACTCATCTTGTTCAATGTCATAGTGAGTAATGTATTCTGGAATAAATTCAGTTTTTTCCAAATCATCTGCCATCTGCTTGACAGTTTCATGTGAAATTTCAAAGGTTTCTGGGTCGCCATACAAAGAAACACCAGTGATATCTTCGACTAAACGAGCATATACTTTGCCACGGAATGACTCGTTCCCAGAGCCAGAAAAGATTCCGCAACAGATTTTGAAATCGCCTTCAATAGTTCCGGCTTCGTCTTTACTCTTCTTCCAATAGTTATCAAGTCCCATATCCTTCTCCTTGACTATATAATAACGCATATATTTAAGATTGTCAAATAAAAATATCCCTCTTAGTTAAAAGAGGGATATTTGTTGGTTTACTAGATTATTGACTTAAGGGCAATATACCTATCAACATCTGGATGGTAAAACAGAAATTTTCTTTTTTACTCCGTGAGAACCAAACTAATTACATATTACCAAATAAATAAGAATTTACCTGCTAACTAATAACAGCAAAATCATAACCATTTGACCAGGCCTTAAACTTGGTTTTGACATCAGGATCTGTAATAATATCTAAAATCTTATTAACATTTACTTCACTGGCCATAAATGAATTCTTACTAATGACATCCTTGACAGCTTGATATGTCTTGTCATCATACTTCTTACGCAAATTGGAAAGATGAATCTTTTTCAATTGATTACCCTGAAAATATATTTAGCATTTCTGCTGATATTATTTTAGAATTTTTCTTGCTATTTGTCAATAGGTGTGTGAATTACACACCTAAAAAATATTGTCAAATATTTTTTAAGGTTGGAGGGGATTTCTCCCCTCC